GTTGGTAATACTGCTATTGTTCCTTCTGGTTATCAGATTTTGTCTCGAGTCCCTCCACCTGAGACTTATGATACTTCCCATCAATGGCAGGAATGGTTGTCCAAGATTACTAGCTTAGTCCCACCTTCTCCTGGCCTGACACGTATCGATGAAGCGTATATTATCCCTCCTGAATTAGAGGAATTTTATATTCACTACATCCCAGATCAAGTTCAGGGAAGTTTTGCTGGTATCGAATGGAAATATGATATTACTGATCCTCGGTATGTCACTGCCCCACCTCAGAAACCCTTAACTACTAACCATTTGTTCCTTAACTTTCTTGTTGATTTTGGTTATGAGGAGATAGCTGCTGCACTAGAGAAGAAGACAAAGGTACCCCCCACCCCGTCCCGAACTTTGAGAGAAATTCTGAAATATAAACGAACCCAATGTGTCGATTTCTCTCAAGTCATTATGAAAGGACAAGGATTCGAGTCCACTTATGCTACACGGATGAAGCAGATTCTCCGTGCTTGGTTGGGTATTAAGCCCGGCCAACGATTCTTTGTTCGTGACCCTACAGAGTTGGAGATGACCGACTTTTCATCTGATTCCCTTAAATCTCATCCTGGCCTTTACGGCAGGTGTGAGATGCGATTCCAAACAAAGAGGGCTGCTTTTTCATTTTCTAAGGCTGCATGTACCATTGCTATGGACGCAGCCTACAACGGTGAATTCGGTATGTTAACTAAGCATATCTGGCTTGTTCTTGGAGTTGTAAAGAAGCAGTCGTCTCGTAAACATGACCTTGAGTTGCGAGATCGTGTTGCTATGATTCCAGAATTTTGGCGTATGATGATGACCTATTGTTGTTTGTCCCCTTTCTTTGATCATGTTTGTAACAAAAATGGTACCAATAAAAGTTCCTTTATGGCCCATTTTGAGTTATTGAATGGCCATTTACATCAAGTTTGGAAGAAGTTTGAAAGATATCATGAAGGAGTATTTTGTTCTGCTGACCAGTCTGATCATGGTGCATCCTGTCAGCCAGAAATGATGGATTTTATTTCTGATTTCCTTTCTGAGCATATCTTTTACAGAGATGGCACTCCAGCCCGAAAGCTTATTTATGCCCTTGGCTCCGAGAATATCTTTGCCAACATCGCCATTTATACTATCCGAAACCAGACTAACCCGTTTGGAGTACTTTCAGTTTTTAAGAAAGCTGCAGGTTTTTGCGATGGAGATTGGGGTACTTCTGAGCAGGATGGGTTAGCCACTCTTGCTACAATGGCTTACCAGATCGTCGACGCTGCTAATAAGGGTATCATCCGTAACATGGACGATCTGGAATTTGCTTCTCATGTGGTCATGGAAACTCATGGAGATAATAACGGTTGGTTTTGTCCTACAAATCAACTGACCTGGTTTACCCCAAATGAGTATATGAAGAAGCAAATGAAATCGATGGGTTATGATATGAAAGACGAAGAATCTTTGGTTGTTCAAACTTTTGAAGAGCTCGCCCTTATGTCTTATAAGTTGGATCGTATATGTTATAAAGATCCTAGCTCTGGAAGAAAGAGGTATTTTGTTGTTGGATGGCGAGATACTCCTGATACTATTAAAGGGTTGCTTTATCCCGAAAAGATGTTTGATTGTGATGATTTACGTATCGGTGACATTAACTTCTTTATGGAGGTCACCACATCTTTATACATCCTTAATTATTGGAACTTGGAAGCAAGAAAAATCCTTGAAGAATTTTGGTTGCTACTACAGCAC